GTCTTTTCCCTCCCCAAGAGGGTGAAACATTTTTAGGAAAGTGAGAATTTTTTATTGTCCGGGATAGCTCGACGGAGTGACAAGCGGTTAGCCTTGCCGTTTCCCGGACAAAACTAAAGGCCGAGCATAGAAAGGCGGTGCATCGATTTGGCAAGAAGTATAAAAGAAGTCCCTCCTCAGGAGACAACTGAGAAGACAACGAAGTCGACCACAAAGAAGACGACTTCCGCGACAAAGAAGGCGACAAAGTCGACCGCGAAGAAGCCGACGAAGAAGCAGACGATCAACCCGCTCCCGGTGTTGGAACCTGCATACACACCTTCGCAGGCTGAGAAGATGTGCAAGGGTATTAGTCCCGCACTTCGTCAGCAGGCTATCACTTTAGCCGAATCGATTTTGACGCTGCAGAAAAAAATTGAACAGCAAACTCCGATCTATGAGACCGAGCCCCTCATCCAAGAGGTCACGGTCGGGACCGGGGAGAAGATCCTACGAAGCAACCCCTTCGTGCAAGAGTTCCGTGCGACCGTTCGCGACTACTCCGCTGCACTAAAGAGCTTCAAGGAACTATGCGACGTTAAGGGCAAGCCACAGGACAGCTCTCCGCTTGACTCCCTGAAGAGTCGCTACAGGATAAGCTGACATGATACTCGGCAAGACCGAGCCGAGGATCTGGACACGGCCGCTTCGCAAGTTGACACCGAAGACCTCACTGGGGTTTGCGGCGATCGACTACGCCAAGGACGTCATGAGTATGGATCTTTACCCTTGGCAGGAGTGGGCGCTGATACATATCTTCGAAGTAGTGGGTGATCTTGATGATCCTGATTGGACATTCAGGTATAGAACGGTCGTCATCATGGTCGCCAGACAGAACGGAAAGACACAGCTGTCGAAAGTAATTGCTTCGTTCTGCCTTAACGTGCTGGGAGTTCAATCGATCTTTGGCACTTCCCTGTCGCTTGAGAAAGCAGAAGAAGTCTGGGACGCCGTGGTCGACGAACAGGAAAGCAACCCTTATCTATATGGTGAGATCGAGACAGTCGCCAGAAAGAACGGCGGCAAGAAGCTCGTACTTACCAATAAACGGACGTATAAAGTCGGCGCGCCTACCAGAAGGGCGGGACGTGGCGACTCGAATGACATCGTCATGCTTGACGAGTTAAGAGAACAGAGAGACTGGGAAACGTGGAGCGCTGCAGTCGCATCTACGAGCGCAAAGCCGAGAGGCTTGACGATCTGCTTCACTAACGCGGGTGATCCGACCTCTATCGTACTGAGACAGGTCAGATCACAGGCTATTGCAAAAATAAACGGTTCGGAGGCGAACGACTTCGGCGGTGATGTCGACGTTGAGACCCTCGGACTGTTTGAGTGGTCTTCTCCGGAAGGAGCCAAGACCGACGACCTGAAGGCGCTCGCTTATGCGAATCCTGCCCTCGGTTACGGAAGAATAACAGAGAGGGCGCTTATGTCGAACAGGTCAACCTTTACAGAATCGAACTTTCGATCTGAGTGTATGTGTCAGCAAGTCGAGACCTTGCTTCCTGAACCGTTCCCTGCAGGGGCGTGGGTCGGAGGAAGAGACGAGACCAGCTGCATCAGCGACGTCAGCGAACTGTTCTGGGGCATTGATATGTCACAGGACAGAACCTGGACCGTCATCGGGGTCTGTGGTCTTCGTGAGGACGGGAACTATCACGTTGAGATAGCCGAACGTCGACCGGGAACAGACTGGGCGATTGATTGGTTCAGACAGCGAGCTCAGAGGTATGGATCTATGAAACTAGCGTTTCAAGAGCGCGGCGCACCTGTCTCGGGGTTGGCCGAACAGATCTGCACGATCGAAGGGATTGAAAGAATGGCACAAGGCGGTCCTGACCTCTCAGCGGGGTGGAACCGCTTTTTTGATGCAGTTGCTGCTTGTTCTCCCGAGAACAAGAGCGGCGGCGTGAAGGTTTATCACCTGCCGCAGCCGATCCTGGACACTCCGGGGAAGACTTGCCAGCTGAAGAACCTCGGCGGGGGCATCATGCTACCCGACCGCGTAAAGAGTCCGGACGACATAAGTCCACTCATGGCCGTGGCTATGGCTTACGCAGGAGCCACGACGATTAAGAAGAAAGAGAAAAAAGTATATGCGTCAGCCTATGCCTCCGGTAGTGGGATGACGTTTATCTAAATCTATGGAAACAGGAGGGCATGACAATGCCGAGCATTTTCGATCGCTGGCGATTAATCAGCAAGCCGTCTGTCACGAATATCTATATTCAGGGCGACGCTTCCACGCAGGTGCTGAACTTGACAGCCACGGAACTCTATCAGACGCAGGACAACCTCCGCGCAGTCGTTGACTTCCTCAGCAACAGCCTCGCACAGCTTCCGCTCAAGGTATATGTCAGGGATGACGAGACCAAGAGAAGAAGGGACCGCGACAGTGTGGCCGCAAAACTTCTTTGGAAACCGAACGACTACATGACACAGTTCGAGTTTGTCAGAGGACTCATCACAGAATATTACGTCTACGGAGCCGTATATGTTTGGGTGGTACCGAGTACGAAATCAGCAAGCGGCTGGGATCTTCACATTATCCCGACGAACTGGGTCATCAGCTCGCAGAAGGCTACGCCGTACAAGACCGCATCTATAAGGGTATGTGCTCAGAACAACGGCGAGGCGGTTGATATGCCTATGGAGGAGATAGTTCCGTTCAAGACATACAGCCCAGGACACCCGGGCGGCTATGTTTCCCCGATCAGCTCGCTCAGACAGACACTTCTCGAGCAGGTTGAAAGTGGAAAGTTCAGGCGTCAGCTGTGGAGATCCTCGGGCAGACTAAACGCTCAGATAGTTAGACCAAAAGACGTACAGCCTTGGGATGAGCCCACAAAAACAAGGTGGATTGAGTCCTTCCGTGAGGCTTGGGGTTCAGGCGGATCTAAAGCGGGCAAGATCCCGCTCATGGAGGACGGAATGGAGATCAAGCCGTTCTCTACTTCGTTTAAGGAATCCGAATGGTCTCAGTCGGTCGTATTGAGCCGCGAGGCGGTCGCCGCTGCTTACAGGGTTAATCCTTCCCTGATCTGGCACAGCAACACGCAGACATACGCGAGCGCCAAAGATAATGCCCGCGCTTTGTATGCTGACTGCTTAGGTCCCGATATTCAGATGCTGCAGCAGAGGATCAACGCCTTCCTTCTTCCTATGATCGGCGCAGAACCGAACATTTATGTAGAGTTCGACCTTACAGAGAAGCTCAAAGGCTCGTTCGAAGAGCGAGCGAGCATCCTGCAGAGTGCTGTCGGCGGTCCTTGGCTTACTCGTAACGAGGCAAGAGCTGACAACAACCTGCCGCCTATCGAGGGCGGTGATGAGCTCATTGTTCCGCTTAATGTTACCGCAGGCGGACAGGCGAGTCCTCAGGACACTCAGGGCGACGCTTACGACTATCCGGGAGTTGATAACCAGGCTAAAGATATTAAGCCGTGCGGATGTAAGTCCTGTAAAGAGTCCGAGATCAGGATCAAGGGCAAGAGCTCCAAGGAAGACGACGAGAAAGTCAAGGACGTCCTGGATAAGTTCTTTAAAAGGCAAGCCAAGAGCATTATAGCCAAGATCGGCGCAGACTCTTCCGACTTCTGGGACTCAGAGCGCTGGGACAAGGAACTCAAAGAGGACCTTGAGCCTGTTCTAATCAAGATCGCAGACAAGCACGGCATCGAGACAGCTGAACTCCTCGAATCCGAGTACAGCACAGCACTGACCCGTGCATATCTTTCCAAGGCTTCAGAAATGAGAGCCCAGAAGATAAACGAAGGCACTTATAAGAAACTTCTTGCGGATCTGGAAGAGGATGAGCCTGACGCGGCTCACGTCTTCGAGGTCAGAGAGAACACGAGCGGCGCACTTGCGAAGAGTGCAGCCGGCTCGATCGCTTCCTTCGCTATATCGGAGGCTACGAATCAGGCGATCAGCGACGGAGCGCCTCGAGTAGTCGGGAAGATAGTCGAAAAGGAATGGGTCACAGGTGAGAACGCCCGACCTAGTCATCAGGCGATGAACGGCGAGCGGGTACCGATAGACGCAGATTTTTCGAACGGACAGCACTGGCCGGGCGAAGACATCGGAGACCCCGAAGAGTCATGTGGATGTAACTGCACGACTGAGGTCATCATCACATCAACATAAAGGAGTTGAGTTTATGGAACACAAGTACAAGACATTTGAGATCAAAGCACAGGCCGAGGATAACGGCATGATAGCGGGCTACTTCTCGACATATGACGAGACTCCCGACAGTTACGGCGACATCATCGTGCCCGGAGCATTTACCAAGACCTTGAAGAAGAGAGCAGAGAGCGGCCACCCGTTCCCGCTTTGCTTTAACCACGATTTCAGCGCGATTATCGGCGCTGTCGACAAGGTCGAAGACACGGAAAAAGGTCCTTATTTTGAGGCTTCTTTCCTTGATACCGCACTTGCTCAGGACGTCAGAAAAATGGTCAAGAGCGGCGCGATCTATCAGTTCAGCTTTGCTTATGACGTTCTTGGCTGGGAGAAACCTAGCAAGGAACAGCAGGAGAAGGGTATCGCGAACATCCTCACAGAGCTCGAAGTGTTCGAGATTTCTGTCGTGACCGTTCCTGCTAATCAGAACGCCGTCGCTACTGAGGTCAAGAGCATCGACCCGGAGACGAAGCAGGGCAAGAGGAACAGCAAGAAGGACAAGGACACCATTAACCAGATCATCAACCTCGCGAAGTCCTTACTGGATGACGAGGGAGAAGATACGCAGGAAGAACCGAAGGCAAACGAGGAGCCAACAGAGGAGACCAACGCGGCAGCGGAGGAGTCAAAGACTGCTGAGAACTCGGAAAAGGCTAAGGCTTTTCTTGAAACAATCAAAAACTACAAAGGAGGCTGTTGATATGAATCTGAAAGAACAGCTTACGGAAAAGAAGCAGGCTTTGATCGACCTCGAGCCACAGCTGAAGGCTGAAGACGTTTCTAGCGAGACGATCGAACAGGCTGAGGCTCTGACGAAAGAGATCGCAGAGCTTGAAGAGAAGTGTGCGAAGGCCGAGAAGGCTGAGGCACTTCTTCAGAACATCGGCACGGCCGAAGACAATTCTAAATCATCGGAGGATATTCACATGACAGACATGGAACTCTTTACGAAGAAAGCCGCTGAGATGACAGACAAGAAGGCGGGCGCTTCGATGCACTTCAAGACCTACACAGATACAGTTACGGCTCCTCAGATCGCAGAGGTTGACCGTTCTATCGCTCCTCAGGGCAGACGTGAGGCAGTCGCTGACTTCTTCACGAACACACAGATCAGCGGCAACGCTGTTACATACTTCCTGCAGGGTGCTTTTGAGACCAATTCCGGAATCAGTACCACATCGCAGAACAGCAAGAAGCCTCAGGCTTCCACTTCTTTTGCTGGCACGACTAAGGCACTCGACAAGATCGCTGCTTGGATCAAGGAGACAGACGAGATTATCAACGACGCTCCGTTCCTCGCTTCTGAGGTTCAGAACACACTCGTTTATCAGATCGGCAAGTCTGAGGACGCTTATGTCGTTAACTCTATCGGCTCCACAGTCGGAATCGGCGCAGAGACATACGACGGCACAACTGTTACATTCGCAGACGGTATTCTTGCCGCTATCCTCAAGGTTAAGGCAGATGCTGCTTACGATGCTTCTGTAGTTATCGTAAACCCTGCAGACCTTCTTACTCTCCTCACAGCTAAGGACCAGAACAAGCAGTATTACGGCGGCGGATATTTCTCCGGTGCTTATGGTAATGGTGCTTACGGCGTTCCGACATCTATCTGGGGCGTTCGTATCATCGCATCCTCTGAGGTATCTCAGGGGACCGCTCTTGTAGCAGCTCGCGAGGCTGTAAAGATCTACAAGAAGGGCGGCCTCGACGTTAAGCTCTACGAGCAGAACGAAGACGACGCACTTTATAACAGAGTTACACTCCTCGGAGAAGAGAGACTCGCCGCAGTCGTCGTTGACCTCAAGGGTGTAGTTCTCTTGGCAGGCGAGGGATCAGGATCTTGATGAACTAACGGCGGGGGCGAAAGCCTCCGCTTTTTATCCTAATGAAAGGAGGCCCGTTTCAAATGAAAATCTACACGGTAAACGGTCGTAAGGTTTGGCTTGATAAAGCGCCTGAAGGCTACGAAGAGCCGAAGCCGAAGAAGATCGAGAAGAAAGACGAGCCTAAGGCGGAAGTTCAGCCTAAGGCAAGAAAGACGCCGCAGAACAAAGCAAGGAAGGCAGGAAGCAACAAATGAGTGAGTTTGTCAACGAAAAAATGACCCCGTGGGGCTATATCATTGACGCGCAAGCCCTCCCGCCCTTCATTAACGCATCTGAGTTTTCCAACTTCACAGGCGGAAGATATACAGGCGACAGAAGGATCGAGGCTAACCTGCCGAGCGCTTCCGCTGCAATAAGGAATTATTGCGGCTGGCACATCTTTCCGAACCTTCTCTGTGGCGCGGTCTTTAATGCTTACGCGCTCCGCGATGCTTTTGTCGGTCCGGATCTGCTCATTCAGCTCCCTTCTACATTCGTCACGAAGATCGAGAAAGTCATAGTAAATGCAAAGCTCAATCATACAGGCGAATATGTGGGTGATGTTTGTGAGGACTTCGACCTTAATCCCGGCGGACTTCTGAAAGTCTTTGATGTAGGTTGTGTCGATAGAAAGGCGAAGGTTTTCGTCAAATATCGCGCGGGCTTCTCAAACGGAGACATCGAAGACCTGAAGGAACTCACGGCGAACAGAGTGACCCACGCCGTCACGAACACCTACGGAGTCAGCTCCGAGGCCGCGGGCGGTGTTTCGGTTTCCTACAGTTCAGCCTGGACAGGATCAGGGTCGACTTCGCTGTCGGATGATACCAGGGAGATCCTGAACAATTACAAAGTGAGGGGGATGTATTAATATGCTTCCTTCTTTTTGTAATCAGGAAGTCATCAGGCTCAGACCTACAAAGACGAAGACCCTGAGGGGGTCAGTCGTTCCGGATTGGTCGGAGGACGTCGACCAGCTCATTATCGGAGGCTGTTCTGTTCAGCCTGCAGCGACGAGTACGACGACAGACGGCCGCGTTCTGGGTGTAAGTGAGCAGATGACCGCATACCTTCCTGAGTATGCCGATGTAATGGAAGGGGACCTCATAAACTTCGAGGGTGTCGTTTACGAGATAAACGGAACTCCTAAGAGGTGGAAGGCGGCCGCCAACCTTTCGAATATTCAGTTGAATCTGACACGCTGGGAGGGATGACCGTGAGCACTCGCCTTGAATTTATTTCAGAGGGCTTTCGTCAGATCCTATTATCAGACGGCTGTCATGAGCTCGTATTATCCATTACCGAAGAGATCGCAGAAAAGGCCAACGCAAACAACGACCGCGGCGGCGAAGGTTTTGCTTCATCCGTACAGGTCGGAGGATATGGCGGCGGCCGTTGGATCGGTTTTGTCGGCACTCAGGACGATAAAGGCTGCATAGCAGAGTCTGAAGATTTAGCTTTAACGAGGGCATTAACATGAACATAAACAGACCCGTTGACATTGAGAATGAGATAAGGCTGGCACTTGCTTCTTATCTCAATGCTTACAATAGGCCGCTCCCGGAGAATTTCAGCCTTCCGAACATTCTTATAAAGAACGCGGGAGGAAATTCTACGGACACGATCGACTCGTTCATCGTGTCGCTTGAGGCAAGGGCAAAATATGACGCGGAGGCGTATGAGTATCTTACGACCGCGATCGGCTTGCTCGAAGCCCAGGCTAATGCTCAAGTCGGAGCGCTTCGAAGTGTCAAAGTAAACAGTCTGGCGAGCTGGGGAAGTGATCCCGCAAGACCGGACTTAAAACTCGCAACGGCGACGGTCATCGTAACCGCCCACCGTGCAAAAATCACTATTCCAGAATCTTAACAGGAGGAAACTCACATGTATAACGACGTTATGCTTGGAGCCGGTAAAGCTACAGGAATGTTCTATACCGCTCCTAAGGGTACAGCCCTTCCTACAACACCAGGCGAGTCTCTCGCCGCTGCTTGGCAGCTGGTCGGTGACGTTGACGAGGACGGCGCTACTTTGCACCTTCCTAACGGCGATGTCATAAGGAACTGGGCGCTTACCGCCAAGAGGAAGATCAACACGGAGAACGGTACAGTTTCCGTCAAGATCATGGACACCACGAAGAAGACCCTCGAGGTCCTTTTTGGTTCTAACAATGTCAGCTACACAGCCGCTTCGACCACTCACGGAAACGTGACGAAGGTCGAACTTAGCCCTGACGTATCGGCAGAGCCTGCGGCTTATCTGTTCCTTATGAAAGACGGCGACCGTCTCTCTATGATCGGAACATCTGACGGACTCATCACAGAGATTGCAGACGTCAGCTTTAAGGCTGGCGATCCTGTTCTTTGGGACACCACAATTGACGCGACTTGGACATTCGCAACGGATGACGGACAGGTCGCAAGCGCTTCCTAAGAAGCGGAAGGGAGTTAAACCATGCCTAAACTTTCAGCACCAAACACAGCTTATCTGAACATTGAGATCAAAGGGGAAAATTACAAGATCCCGCTTGCTCGCTCCATGAAGGTAAAGACGATCAGGAAGGTCCTGCACATCAGCAAGCTCGACGAAGCCGAGCAGTTTGATTTTTTGTGTGACCTCTTTGCTCCGTATCTGGGTCAGGAACTCATTGACGACCTGACAGAGAGCGAGATCGAGGAACTTTATGTCATCTGGACTAAAGCGAACAGCGAGACAGGCGAGTTAAGCCTGGGGGAATCTTGAGCCTCGTCGAGTTTATAGAAGAACACGGTGAGGCATTGACCTACGACTTAATGACTAGGACTTGCTACACTCTGGACGATGTCGGGGGAGCGCTTTCGTGGCGCTCCCTCTATTCGTTCATTAAACACCTAGACACGAATAGCGCACTTGCGCGGGATCTGGGCAAGTCTACAGGGTGGGAGTCCACCCTAAAAACAAACGCGATCCTTGCAGATTTGTACGACTTACTGCAAGCGATCAACGCCAACCTAGTCAGACTAGGCGGCGGCAAAGTTAAGAATATTAAACCTTACCCGAGACCGGGCAAGGATGACAATAACACGACGAAGATCGGAAAGGGGGCACTCCCTGTTGACGAGCTTCACGCGTGGATAGAAGCAAGGAGGCAACAGCAAAATGGCTAACGGCGGAAATATCGAAGTTGCAAAGGCTTATGTGACCATAGTGCCCTCTTTGGAAGGTTCACAGGGAACAATCACCAAAGAACTGACAGGGATCACCGACGAAGCCAGCGAGAAGGCGGGCGAATCGGGCGGTTCTAAATTCGGCTCGACATTCGCCTCGGCTCTTAAAGGCGGTGCGGTTGCTATCGGCGCGGCACTTGCCGGAGCGACAGCGGCGGCGATCGGAACAGGCAAGGCTTTCGTGAATGCTACTCAGGAGACCGCAAAATATGGCGATATGGTCGACAAGACCGCCCAGAAGCTCGGTTTATCAAATGACGCCTTTCAGTCTTACGACTATGTCCTCAACCTTGCAGGAACTGACATGCAGAGCATGACAACAGGACTGAAGACCTTGACCAACAAACTCGACGACGCCAAGAACGGCGGAGAAGAAGCGCAGGCTATGTTTGCCGCCCTCGGCTTATCTATGGATGACCTCGCTACAATGAGCCGTGAGGACATCTTCAAAGAGACGATCAAGGGCTTTCAGGGTCTCGAGGACACCACGGAGCGCGCAGCATTAGCGAATGACCTCTTTGGTAAGTCCGGACAGAACTTGACGCCAGTCTTCAATATGACAGCCGAGGAGACCGAGGCACTTATAGAACAGGCTCACGAGTACGGCATGGTAATGTCGGATGAGGCTGTCAGCGCTTCAGCTGATTACGTCGACGCTATGACCACAATGCAGAAGACCATGCAGGGCTTAAAAAATAACCTGATGACTTCGTTCCTTCCTGGAATGACTACGGTCATGAATGGCTTAGCGGGCATATTCGCAGGAGATCAGAGCGCGATCGGACAGATCAAACAGGGCTTGACCTCGATAATTGGCAACCTTGTAATGCTCGCGCCACAGTTTTTTGACTTGGCTGAGACCTTGGTCATGAGTCTGCTTGAAGGTTTCGCACCCCTCTTGCCTTCTCTGGTGGGCGCACTTTTCAATTTCATAAATAACGGCCTAAAAACAGTAGTCGGCATGATCCCCGACCTGATTCCTGTCGTCCTCGACGGTATCAAGGGGATCTGTGAAGCGATTTACAAAGGGCTGCCTCTGATTATTGACGGCCTTCTTACCATGATAACCGAGCTGGTGACTTGGCTCGCAGAGGATGACAACGTCACCACATTCATCAACGGCATAGTTGACCTCGTGACCCTCATAGTGGGAAAATTCGGCGAGATCTTGCCCGTTCTCCTCCCTGCTATCGTCAAGATAATAGTTCAGGTGGCTACTTGTATCACGAGCCCGGAGAACACGACAAAGCTCGTCACAGCTGTTTTGCAGGTCATAGCCGCCCTTGTGGTCGCTATCGGCAAATCACTCCCTGACATTCTGGACCTCGTCATCAACACGACTACAAACATAGTTGATACACTTGCACAGTGGGGCTCGACCCTTCTGGCGTCCTTCAAAAACTGGTTTGCTGATGTGCTTCCGAAGATCAAAGAGTTCGGAGGCGACATTCTCGATCAGTTAAGCGACTTGCCGGGCGAGTTCAAAGAAATCGGTAAAAACCTCTTAACAGGACTCTGGGAAGGTATCGAGGACAAACTGGAGTGGCTCAAGTCACAAATCAAGTCAATAGGAAGCTCGGTCACCAAGTCGGCGAAGAAAGCACTCGGTATCAAATCACCTTCCAGACTTTGGAAGGAAGAAATCGGTAAAAACCTTGCTCTCGGTCTCGGAATCGGTTTCGAGGACGAAATGGACACGGTCAGGGGTGACATGGTCGACTCTATGAACGGCTTGACCGCTTCCATGACAACCGAAGTCACGGCTTACGGATCAGGCGGCGCTTCCACCCTCGGAGGCACGACATACAACGGCGGCAATATCTCGATCAATGTCTACGGCGCAGAAGGTCAGAACGTGAACGACCTCGCGAACGCCGTGGCTTACAAGCTCGAAGAAATGACAAAGAGGAGGCTTGCGGTTTATGGCTGATTTATTCTTAGGTACTAACAAGCAGGGCTTGATAGTATATAATGGCGAGTCCTCAGCTGACTATGGCATGGTGGTCAGCGAGGCTCCCGAATTTGAGCGTCCACGAAGAAAGCAGACGGTGTTCTCTGTTCCGGGCAGGAACGGGGACGTCGTTTATCAAGAGGACGCCTGGGACGATGTCATTCGTTCATATAGTGTGTGGTTATCCAGGTCGAAGACGGCGGACCTTGCCAAGACAGTAAACGCCTTCTCCGCCTGGCTCAATTCCCAGAAGGGATATTTAAGGCTCGAAGACAGTTTCGAAACTGATATTTTCCGCTTGGCTTACTACTCAGGCGGGAATGACATATCAAACGAGCTCATGCAGTACGGCGAAACAAAGTTGACATTTACCTGCAGACCCGAAAGGTTCTTGAAAGAAGGCGCAGAGCCTATAAGGTGCGCGCTTGATAATCAGGCAAAGACTATTTACAACCCGACCCGCTTCACGGCTAAGCCGCTCATAAAGATCGGCTTTAGTAGTGGTTCATATTCGAACTACGGCGTCATATGGAATCCGGTCTCAACTATTACCCCGCTTTTCAAGTTAAATGGCACGTTCTCGGGGATCATCACGATCGACTCGGAGACGCAGGATGTCATCGGTCCAGCAGGCGAGAACTTGAACAGCTGTTTCGAGGGTGAGTTTCCAGAGTTCACTCCCGGACAGATCTATTTTAAGGCTGACACGACCAGCCTCACATCACTCGAAGTAATACCAAGATATTTTACGATTTAAGAGGTGCTTATGTATCCGATACTTTACGAGACAATGACAGAGGGCACAGTCCCCACTCATAAAGGTCTGGGCGTCCTCTCTGATTGTATTTCTTGCCACGTCACAGAAGAACGAAACGGCGCTTACGAGCTGACCATGTCCTATACAACAGGCGGACTTCACGCCGAGGACATCAAAGTCAACCGCTTCATCATGGCAAAGCCGAACTTCGCGGACGATCCGCAGATTTTCCGAATTTATCGAGTCGGTAAGGACATCGGCGGTCAGTTCGTCGTGAACGCGCAGCATATCAGCTATGATTTGAGCGGCAAGATCATCACGACAGGCTCGGCGAATGACATCATAACAGCCTGCTCAGTCTTGCAGAATAAGGCGGGAGCCTTCACGATCACGACCGACAAGGTCACGGCGGGCGCGTTCAAGGTAAACGTCCCCTCTTCCGTTCGTTCATGGTTCGGAGGCAAGGACGGGAGCCTTCTTGACGTCTACGGCTCGGGCGAGTTCCATTATGATAACTACGCCGTCAGTCTCAAACAAAACAGAGGCATGAACAGGGGCGTAGTCATCCGCTACGGCAAGAACTTAACCGAACTGGCGCAAGAGCTCGACATGTCAAACCTGTGTACGGGTGTGGTCCCGTACTATGTCGACATGAACGGCAACACCTACACCGAGGCGAAAGTATCGACAGGCTTAACCCTCGACGTCCCTCGGGATATGGCTATCGACTTCTCGGATCAGATCAACCCCGACAGCAACACGCCGATCAGGACACAGCTCACGGCTCTGGCTACGGCATACGTCGCGAACAACAACCTGACGAACATCCTCGACACGATAACCCTGAACTTCGTACAGAATAGCACCCTCACAGAGCGCGTGGATCTATGCGACACAGTAACGATATACGTCGAGGCTCTCGGTATCTCGGGCACGGCTAAGTGTGTCAGTACGACTTGGGACGTACTGCACGACAGATACAGCTCGACCACTTTCGGCAACCCGAAGACGAACATAGCCGACACTATCGCCGTAACCCAGCAGGCGGCACAGGAAGCCGTCAGCAAGTCCTTTATGGATATTGCTATCGGTCACGCGACGGAAGCAATTACGGGCAACCTCGGAGGCTATGTAGTCTTTCACGACTCGGACGGAGACGGAGAGCCTGACGAGATCCTCATAATGGACACGCCTGACATCACGACAGCGGTCAACGTCTGGCGGTGGAACTCTGGCGGACTCGGTTTTTCCCCGAACGGCTATGCAGGACCGTATAACGCGGTCGCTATCGATATGCAGGGGCGCATAGTTGCCGACGCGATAACGACAGGCACTTTGAACGCGGGACTTATCAAGGCGGGAATCCTGAGCGACTTCAACGGGAATAGCTCGATCAATATGATAACGGGCGAAGCGATCCTCTATGATATGAAGGCTAAATCCACCTTCACCCTTATAGATGAAAACGGGGTCGACAGGGCGTATATCTCATTTACTTCCGGAGACGGTACGACCATTCGAACGGTCAATTCTCTGCATGATGTCGTTGTGGCTATTGAGGCTATGCCCGACAATAACGGCTTTATCGGCATATCTGACAACGCACAGCACAGGATTATCTCCTTGCAAAAAGGTTCATACGGCGGTGAGATACTGCTTGACAGCCTAACAAACAAGCGACTGATTGAGCTGACAAATAACTCAAGCGGCGGATTAATTCAAGTTTATAATTCATCGGAAAAAAGGACCGCAGAAATAAATAACAACTCAAGCGGCGGATATGTCAATATTTATAATTCGGCGGAAAAACTTCGAGCAGGACTTAACTCAGACTCAAACGGCGGATTTTTGCATATTTACAATTCATCGGAAAAAAAGACCTTCACGCTCGAGAACGACGCAAACAAAAACGGTTTCTTTGACCTCAGTAGTTCATCCGGAAACGCAGGCGTGCAGATGACCATTGTCACGGCGGGCGGTCAGATTTCAGTTTGGAACGCGAACGCAAACCTAAACTGCTTGATAGGCTCCACGACGAACGGCGGAAACTTCACCGTTCGAAACCATTCAGGAACGTATAACTTCCTAGCCGACACGGACGCCTCGGGTTCTGGTCAGGTCTTTGTCTACGACTCGAACGGCTCGGGCAAGATACACCTGCAAGGTCAGACGGGAACTGTCACCTGTGTTTCTGTTGTTCAGACGTCTTCCAAGAAGGCGAAGAAGAATATCAAGCCGATTAAGGACTGGAAGAAGATCCTCGAACTCGAAGCAGTCACCTTCGACTATAAGGATAAACTTCTCGGGTCAGACCGGCGCGGTTTCATAGCTGAGGACGTTGCGGAAGTTCTCCCGAACTTAGTCGTTCCCGAGACAGAGAACGCAAGCGCGGCGATTGACTATATTCAGATGATCCCGTACCTGCAGGCGGTTATCAAAGATCAGGAGGCGCGAATACAAGCGCTTGAAGATAAGATTAAGAAATTGGAGGCAAAATAAATGGAACAGATCAAACTCAACTTAATACCTTCGGGCGTCATGCCTGTCTGTCATGCGTCTCAGTATGACGACAAGAGAAAGATCAGGCTCAACCTCTTTAACGGCTCGCAGGCTTTCCCGATCACGGCGACGATGTCCTTCGAACTCCAAGTAAGGAAGCCTGATGATACCGTAGTCACAGCGGCAGTTACAGGAACAGTCTCGAACACCTATATCGACATCGAGACAACAGAGCAGATGACCGCCGTCTTCGGTGACTGTCTCTGTCAGCTCCAGATCAAAGACTCGAACGACTCGAGCACGATCGGAACACTCAACTTCATCCTGCAGGTTGAACAGGACGTTCTTGCAAACGGTGATCCTTCACAGTCTGAAATTCATGACCTCGCCGCACAGATAGCGGCAGACCTCGGACCGTATATGTACTATGACTCAACAGGAACACTCACGGCAGGAAGTACGAGCCTTCAGATCTATTCGGACGCAAACCCTTCTTTTGACGCTTCGACTATCTCGTTCCTGTGGTTTACGGACACCTTCGGAGTAAACCCGACAAACATCACAGTCACGGACGTAAACGTCGGAGGAGATGACTTTGTTCTCTTTACCCTCACCTTCGAGGCTCAGGCTTCAGACGTTGAGGTCAAGGTCAGAGTTTACCCGAACAGTTAAGGCGGTGATCCTATGGCTACATACTTTAATTGCTCGAAAGAGTTTATCAAGGTCAAGGCAGACATGAACGAGGCGCTCAATACCGCCTACTCCACCACGGGGCAAGACTACCCTTCGAAAGACTGGGCGGATGATGTAAATCTTCTCGGTGCTTTGCCTTCCGGTATGACTCGGGCGCAGTACATGACTTTAATAAACGGAGGTGCATGACATGGCTTTTATCTTAAATGACGGCGCTGTCGTCCCCGCTTCCGTCTATTCGGCGATGAACACCGTGCTCAATAAGAAACTCGGAACTTCTCAGGTTTACCCGCCGAGAGACTGGGCGGCTATCGTTAGGGACTTAGTGCCCCTCCCGATCAAGTCCGCCTCAGGTTCAATCGCCCACTTTTCCGACGGCGCGGACACCGTCCCCCTCAAATCCCTCGCCTACACCCTCACCCCCACCCAAGCGGGAACGGGCGACCCGTCACCCTCAAACCCTCGACCGATAAACTCGGTGAGTTCGTTGGAGTTGGTGCATACGGGGGCGAACTTTTGGAATGAAAATTGGGAAGTCGGAACGATAAACGACACCACAGGACAACCTAACTCGTCAACAACGCAAATCCGTTCTGTTGATTTTTGCCCATGTAAGGGTGGATTAACCTACTACATCAAAGTTGGTTCTAATAACCCCATTCGTGTGTTTTGGTATGACGAAAACAAGACCTTTATATCACAGACAATAAACATTCAGAACTCGACGGCGACCGCACCCGACAACGCGCATTACCTCAAAATACGAGGTACGAACGCATACGGCACGACATATCAAGACGATATATCAATAAACTACCCGTCAACAAATACTAGTTATCACGCACACGTTACACCCACCACCCACACCGTCAACCTCGGCGGTGTCTACGGCGGAACGGGGAACGAGGCGGGGGAGTTTGAGAAAAAATGGAGCGACCCACTATATATTGACGGTTCCACACAGGTCAATGCGGTGTCGCAAAGCGGCGGGACATACTTTGTCACGGTGGTTGTTAATCTCGACAGTAAAAATACCACATCGAGCAATAAGACCGTCTATTCGGACAAATTTGTGACCCGTACAGGGTTAGGCGGTGGCGACGACCATTGTTGTATAACTAATAGTGGTAAAACCCTTGTTTGTGTACTTGCCGACCAAAATATAACAACGAAAGCACAAGCAACACAATGGTTTGCAGACCACCCGACTACCTTTGTGTACGAACTCGCCACCCCCAACACCCTGTCGGTTGACCCCGTCGCGATTAGTTCGAGGTTAGGGGAAAATAATATATTTGCGGATGTGGGGGGTTCGAACATAGAAGTAGAGTATTACGCAGACCCTACACTTGCGACACAGTAAGAAGAAAAAGAAAAGGAGGAAATAATATGAGCAATAAGACTTACGACATCATCAAAAACACGGCATTATTCGCCGTTCCTGTTCTGGCGTTTGCTTCGGCGGTGGTTACTATTCTGGCGCAACATCACGAGAATATCCCAGCCGCTGAAATCACGGCTATCATAACCGCCCTCGATACGCTTCTCGGCGGTATCGTCCTTGTGGCTAAGAAGATTTACGACGAGAAGAAGAACGGCGGAGGTGCTGAATGAGTGACGCAATCATCGTTGCTTTACTGTCAGCACTGGGAACAGGAGCGGGCGCGATAGTGTCCGCTTTCGTTTCCAATAAGGTAATGGCGGTAAAAATGGAAGTAGTACAGCGGGACGTGACCGAGCTCAAGGAAGAAACTCGGCGACATAATCAAGTCATCGAGAGGACGTATAAGCTCGAGGAGCGGACATCTATACTCGAGACCAGAGTCGAAGGCTTGGAGGGCAAGAAGAAATGAAAGTGAAAGTTGAGACCCTTAAAGCGGGCGACATTCTTCTTGCTCACAACACCAAGAGGAAGCACGCCGCGATTTACTACAAGGACGGCAAGGTCATCCACGCCTCGATCGGGGAGAAGGGGACTACGGGAAACCGCCCAGGCGATCAGACAGGGCGCGAGATTTGCGTCGCGGCTCTGTCGGGCGAGTGGGACTATGTTCTCAGGTGTCCCGATCCCGAGAAGGCTCTGCAGGCGATCGAAAGAGCACTTGCAATAGCACAGGACGACTCTCACGGCTACGATCAGGTGAACAGATACGGCGATCCTGACTATGATTGTAGCTCTTTGGTGTTCGCCGTATATGCCGCGCTTGGTTATCCTGTCCAAAAGTACGGATCTTGGACGGGAGACTTGAAGCAGGCGTTTGAACGATGTGGTTTTACGGAGGTTAAACAGGTGGTTTACTGTAACGTTGAACTTATTGAGGTATATCCGGGAGACAAGGGGCAGGTCGTTAAGACTATGCAGGCACTTCTGAAGCTCCGCGGATATGATCCGGGAGAGATCGACGGGTCGAACGGCCCGAAGACACAGGCGGCACTTGACCGCTTCCAGAGAGCCTACAAACTGACCCCTTACGATAAAGTATGCGGGCGCGGTACATGGAAGGCGCTTATTCTTTGATATTCAGCGGCGCGGCGCTCGACAGTTATCTGCACTCATAATTCATATCTCCTTCATTTTTTTACAACCCTTCGGACCATTCGACCGCGCTCGGGTGGTCTTTTTTATTGCGATTTTTTCTTTTCAGATCCCGAGAAGTAAATCGAGAAGTAAATTGCACCCGATTTTTCGTTATCATATGATAATGAATTGTGAACTCAAACCCGAAAAAGCCTGTAAAATAGGCGTTTTGTTCACATTTCGTTATAAATTTATAATGAAGTCCGTGGGTTCGAATCCCACGGTACCGATCCGGAAGATCTGACAAGCAATTCAACAAGCAATTTTGTATCAAAAACTATAGTTCAGAACTTTACTATAATTTTACTCAAGAACCCCAAAACGCCTGTAAACAGGGCACTTATAGTTAAAAACTTAACTATAACTTTACTCAAGTTATAGGGTTCGATTCCTGTTGGGGGTGCCATTGAAAGCCTTTGAAACAGCGATGTTTCGGAGGCTCTTACTTTTCCGACAAGCAATTCAACAAG